CCCGCCCTGCCAGTTGCTCGTCCCCATCGCGTTCAGCGGGATGTTCGGCCCCGGTCCGCCCGTCTGCAAGCGCACCACCGGCGACCAGCTCAGCAGCTCACCTAGCCACTCCGGCCGCGGCACGGCCAGCCGCCCCAGCCACGACGGCGACGGGATGCTCGGCCAGTGCCAGCTCGGCAAGCTCGGCCAGTTGAAGATCGGCAGGCTCGGCCACGTCCATTCCGGCAGGCTCGGCCACTCGAACGAGAACGAGTTGAGCGTGTTCGCCGCCTCCGCCAGCTTGCCGCCCGCCGCCTCCTCCGCCCCGCCCAACAGCCCCATCATCGTCGGGAATGCCGGCGTCTCCTGCTGCACATCCACCACGTTCGCCACCACGTCGATCACGGGCGTCTGCGCCGTCCCGCCAAACGTCATGTCCAGCCCGGGCCAGCCCGCCGTCGGCCCCAGCACCGGCGACGCCGCCATCCCGGTTAGCCCCTCCGTCGCCGCGGTCGCCGCCGGCCCCACCTGCGACAGCTCCGTGTTGAGGATGTCCGCAGTGCGCGTTAAATCGAGCAGGCGTGTTTCCTCAATGATCTCGCCAATTGTCGGCGCTCCCATCTTCTTGGCAAGAACGTTGAGCCCCATCCCCACCGGACCCGGTATTAGGCCGGCCACCGTTTTGTCGCCTAACCATTGTTGGATTTGGAACAGGATCAGATCTTTGATGGCTGCGCCCACGATCGACCAGTCCACCGACTTGATGCCCTCGACGACGCCGGCGACGAAATTCTGCACGAACGTGTCCACCTGACCCTGGAATGTCGTCAGGTCCGTCATTGTGATTTGGTCCATAAAGCCACTGACCAGCGCCGCCGCGCCGCGCGCCAATTGCGCCACCGACCGCCCCACATTGAAGCCAAACTGCGTGCCGAATGCGTCGCTCGCCAGCACGCCACCCAGTTGGTTCGCTACCGTCGTCACGAACTTGCCGTAGGCCGCACCCAGCGATCCCAGATTCTCCGTATTGGTCAGCGCGTCGATCAGCGGCGTATATACATTGGTGGCCATGGCCGCCAGCCGCGCCGCCTGATCCGTGTCCAGCGCCTGCACCCCCTGCGTCGCCAGCCCCAACAGCGACGTCGCCACGCTCGTGATCCCCGTGGCCGCCGTCGTCAGCACATCCGCCTTAATGCTCCCCAGCGTGCTCAGCGCCGTCGTCACCACCCCCACCGCCGCGCCGAACCGCTGCGCCCCATCCATCCCGCCCGCGCCCTGCATCGTCGCCTGGATCGTCGTCAGCGCCCCCTGTGCCGTCGCCAGGCTGCGGCTCAACACATTGTCCCCCGCCAGCAGCTTGTCCAGCTCCGTGCGGATGCCGCCCGTCTGCTTCTCCCACCAGCCCTGCACCGCCGCCGCGTCCACCCACCCGCCGCCCGTGCTCAGCGCCAGCAGCACGCCCAGCTTGACCTTGCTCAGCTCGCTCGTGATGCGCTGCGTCACCGGCGTCAGATCAAAACTCACCGCGTCCAGCGTGGCGCTCAGTTGCGACCGCACTTGCGTGCGCATCTGCATCGTCCGCAGACCGCCCAGCGTCGCCGCCGCCGCACCCGTCTGCTGCAGCCCCTTCGCCATTCCACCGAAGTCGACGCCCTTGGCGCGGTCAATCCACCCCAGGAACGTCTCCCAGTGCGGCGCCATGGCCGTCACCTCCGTCTCTGTCGCCCCCGAAATCGTGGTCCAGTTGGCCGCCATCACCCCGGCTAGGATCCCGATCCCGATCCCGACCCCCAGCATGGGCAGCCCGATGGCCGCGATCGCCGTCACCAGCGACCCAATCACAATTAGCACCGGACCCGCCGCCGCCACGATTCCGGCCATCCCCACAATCCATTTCTGCGTGTTCGGATCCAGATTGGCGAACTTGTCGGCAAATTCCAGGGCCTTGTCCGTCATCGGCCCGAGCGCGTCGAGGACCGCACCCTTGGCCGGCCCCAACCCGTCGCCCAGCTTCTGCAGGAAGACCTCCCACTTGACGCCCGCCTGTTGCGCCGCAAAGCCATTGGCGTTGATCCCTTGCGTCTGCGCCGCAAAGGCCGCGTCGGTCGCCCCTGCCGCCTTGCCCATCGCATCCAGCCGGTCCGTATACAGATCGGCCAACGGCCCGGCCAGCGACAACGCCAACGTCTGCCCCTCAATGCTGCCCATGTACTTTTGCAGTGGCGTATTGCTGGCCTCCGCCGCCTGCACAATTGTCAGGATCGTCTTGCCCAGCCCCTCGCCTTGCAGCATTGCCGCGCCGCTGGCATACCCCTGCTGACGAATCAGCGCCGTCATCGTCGCAGTCGGCGCCATCAAGGATTGCAGTACCCCACGCAACTGGGTCGACACCTCGCTGGCCTGCCCGGTGACGCCCGTCGCCGTGGCCATCACCGCAAATAGTTCCTCCTGGCTCACGCCCAGCGCCGCGGTCAGCGGCACCACCTTGCCGATGCTCGCCGCCAGTTCGGGGAACGTCGTCTGCCCCAGGTTGACCGCCACAAACGCCAGGTCGGCCGTCTTCTGCACCGCCTCCGCCGAAGCATCGTTGTACCCCTTGGTGACGGCCGATGTGAGCGCAATCGCATCGTTCACCGTCGCCAAACCGGCCGCCGCCGCCTTGGCGTTGATCTCCAAGATCGCCACCGTATCGGACGTGTCGCCGAACGCCGAAATGACCTCGTAAAGACCGTTCGCCATGCCGACGGTGCTTGTGCCCGTCTCAATCCCCAGGTTCTGCACCTCGCCCTTGAGCTCACGCACCCGGTCCGCTGCCACCCCTAGGCTCTGCACGTTGCCCATCTGGCGGTTGAGCGCCGTCCCCGCCGCATCCGCCGCCGCCACGATGCCCAGCAAGGGCGCGGTCACGCCGGCGGTCATCCCCGCCCCCAGGTTGCGCATGTTTGCCCCGAACGTGCGCAGCTTGGATTGCGCGGTGTTCAGCCCAGAGTCGAGCCCGCCGATATCCGTCCCGATCTTAACGATCAAACGACCAACGGTAGCCATCTATCGCCGCGCCCCCGTCGCCAACGCAAACGCCGTCATCATCTGCTCCGGTGTCAGCGGCTCGTCCGCTTCGCCGAACTGGAGCATAAAATCGTCCAACTCAAACGCCGGCTGCTTCTTGCCCTTCTGCAAATTCGCCATCACCATGCAGATCAACGCCGCCCGCCTGTCCGCCCGCTCTTCTCCAAATGGCTCCACCGTCGCATAGGCCCGCCACTCCGTTAGCTCCCGACTGTCCAACCGCGCCAGCAGCTCCCGGCGCGTCATCCCCAACGCCAGGGCTAGGCGGAACTGGAAGAGTCGCCCGGCGTTGCCACGGAGTTTTTTGCGAGTTCGTCCACATCCTCATCGCGCAGCCCGCTCAGCTCCTGCGCCACGGCAAACACCCGGTCCAGCGCCTTGGCGCTCTTCTCGCCCAGCGCCTCGATGTCGCGGAACCCAAACAGCCGGTTCCCCTGCTCGTCCACCACGGCCATCACCACCAGCCGCGCCCGGATGTTTTTCAGGTTCTGCGTAATATTCTTGCCATTGCGCTGGACAATCTCGCTCTCAAACGCGTCCCGCTCGGAGCCTGTCAGCGCCTTCACGCGCACCGTCCCGGCCCACTCCGGGACTTCGACGTCCTGCGTCGTCATGTCCTGCGCGCCCAGAATGGCCTCTTTGCTCAACAGCATCGCTTTCACCTTTCGTCTTCTCATTGGCTGGTGGCAGTCGGGAGTAGGCGGGAGCCTCGCGGGTTCGCCCCTACTCCCTACTTCCTACTCCCTATTCCCTTCCGCCTACGCCAGCGTCGGCGCGCCCGTGATCTCCAGCGTCACCGTCGCCGTCACCTTGTCGTCGTGCGGCGCGTCCGGCTCGAATCCCACCACGAATGCGCTGAACACGTCGAACGCCGCCGGCGTGGTCGGATACTCGATCGCCCATGACACGGCCGCCCGGCCCTCGAAGTCGTCCCGCAACCCGCCCGCCGCGTTCTTGTGCGTGGCCGCGTTGGGATCGAAGTTGATGTCGAGCGTCACTTGCCCCGCGTCCAGCAAGCCCGCCCCTTTGTCGCGGTACGCCGACGCCGAATCATGCGCCGACAAATCAATCGTGTCGGCCTTCAGCCCCGGCCCCCGGATGTTCGTGATATTCGCCACCGCCGTGCCCGCCGTCCCACCCCGGCGCAGCTTGGCCCCAAACCCTACGATACCTGCCATCTCTCTATCCTCCTGTCACGCTCACGCGTAATGCACCATAAAGTCCACCACGATCAGATGCTGCCGTGTCTCCGGGTCGTAGTCGGGTACCCCGTCCACTTCCGACAGACACGACCCGATCGCCACCGCCCCCACCGTCCCCTTGTACCCGTCCAGCGCCGCCAGCACCGCCTGGCTGATCGCCTTCGCCGCCGCAAACGTCGCCGCGTGCGCCATGTACTGCATCCGTGCCCAGCGCAGCCCCGCCGGCGGCTCCATCGTGTGGTGCGGCTGCCCGCTGATCCGGGAGTACGACAGATAGCTCACCGCCGGGTCCGTCACCTGCGCCGCCCCATCCGGGTAGATGCGCGTCGAGATCAACGTCGTCACCCCGGCCGTCGCCGTCAGCTTGCTGTACAGCGCCTCCTCGATGGTTGCCACCCTACGCCCCTATCTTCCGCTTCGTCGCCACCCGCATCGCTTCCTGCGCCGGCCCCTTGCTCACGTCATACGCCGGTCGCAGCCAGGGCCGCGGCCGCGCCCCCGGATGCTGCACCCGCCACACAAAGCGCCCGCCGAAGTGCAAGACCTTGCGCCCCTTCTTGCGCGCCTTGGGGATGGCGTGCGGCCGTGTGCCGAATTCCAACCACTTGGCGAGCTGCTTGCCGCGCTTGGCCTTCAACACGCCCACGCTCACCTCCACCCGCGTGGCCCGCTTGGCCGTCGTCTGCCGCTGCACCTGCTGGGCCACCTCCGTCACCGCATTCGCAACGGCCTGCTTCTCGACCACCATCGCGCCCGCGTGACAGATGGCTTCCAGCCCCGCCTGCACGTCCAGGTTGCGCCGGCGCAGCTCGCGCACCACGTCGTCCAACCCCTGCAGCTCCACCGTCGCGCGTACAGCCATCAGCTCTGCACCTCGTAGCACAGCACCACCGTCTCGCGGCCCCGGCCGTCCGGGTCCAGCACCGCCTCGATCTCGTAGATCTTGCCGTCGACGGTCAGCCGGTTCGTCTTGACGCTCAGCGCCCGATAGCGCAGCCGGCATTGATACGGCGCCTTCGCCTGGATCTGCTCAGCCCGCGCCGCAAACGCCTCCCGGGCCTGGCTCATCAGCGGCGTCAGTTCGCCCCACACGGTCGCCACCGTCGTCGCGTTGGGCCAGTCCTGCGCCGGCTCGCCGTAGGAGTTCTGCACCTCCGCCGCATAGAGAATCCCCACCCGTTCCCGCAACTTTCCGGCTCGCATCCCGTCACCCGTTGTCATTCCGAGCGCAGCGAGGAATCCCCCTGCTCCGCCCTCCGCCTATTGGTACAGACGGTCCTCCGTCATCGCACCATGTAGTCGTACAAGATCGACTCCACCGCCAGCGGCAACGGCGTGGCCGTCATCCCGGCCCCCACCACCGTCGCTTCCCGGTTTTCATACCAGTGCCCCACCAGCAGCTTGATCGCCGCCTTCAGCAGGTCCGGCACCGCCGCCGCCAGCCCATACCCGGCCACATACCGCACCGCAATCCCGTTCGCCGCCCGCAGCGTCACGCTGGGCCAGCTCACGCCATACGCCGGCACGATCCGCCCCGGCGTCCCCTGCGTGATGACCTGGTAGTTGGCGCTCCCCCACACCACCGCCGCCCCCGCGCTGTCCGTGTACGTCACCGACGTCACGCTTTGCAGCGGCGGCCGCGGCAGGTCGATCTTATTACCCTCCGGCCAGGCATCCAGCGTCAGCTCCAACGTCTGCGTCACCAGCGCCCGCCACGTCACGTTCTCCACCCGCTGCCGCGCCGCGATGATCAGCGAGTCGATCAGCGTATCATCCGTCGTGTGGTCCACGCGCAGATGCAGCTTCACTTCTGCTTTCGTCATCGGTTCTACGCTCGGCGGCGTGATCACCGCCACATCGCCCGCTAGCAGGTTATCCATGGATCGTCCCTCTACCGCTGCTATCACGACTCGGGAAATTCCCGAGTGGTCAACCCTTGCGCCGGATACGCGGCGCTGCTGGGCGCTCCGGCACTTCCGGCGCCACTACCGCCGCGGTCTCTACCGCGGGCGGCGTGGCCGGGACACGCGGCAGCGGCAACGCCGCCACCGCATAGCCCCCCTCGATCAGCCGTTGCGCTTCCGGCGGCCCCAGGTCGAGCACCGTGCCCGGCTGCACGACCCCCTCCGGCCCCGCCATCAGCGTGATCATGCGCACCATCATGGCTAGTTGTTGCTCCGCGCAATCTCGACCCAGTTGTCGCCCTCGGCCATAAGCGTTAGCGTGTCGTACTGCCCACCCGCCCACGCCGCAGATAGTTTTGTCGTGCCGGTATCAGCGATGTTGATCGTCGTGGCACTCGTTACCATCAGGACCAGGATGTCCCCCGCGTCGGCATCCGTCTCTGTAATCGTTGGTGTCACCGTGCCGAAACTGGTCAACGGCTGAAACGTCCCGGTTGGTGTAAACGCCGCGCCGTTGGTGACGGAGATGGCAGCATTGGGCACGACGCGCAATACCTGCGCCACCTGCACATCCGTCCCCGTCCGCACGTCGCCCGTCGCCAACACCTGCTCCACTATCGTCAGTGTCCCGGAGACCGTGGCGTTATCCGCCACCGTCAGGTCGTCGCTCACCGTCAGGTCGGAGATGCTCGCCGCAACCCCGCTCTGGATGTCCAGCGTCGCCCCGCTCTGCATCTCCCACTCGCAGCCGGCTCCGGCGACAAACGTCGCCCCACCCTGAATCATGTAGCAGGGCACACTCGCCTGCCCCGCCACCGGCTGCGCCCGCGGCGACACCGCGATCAGCAGCGCCAACAGCAGCGTCGCCACCCCCCCGACCAGCGGGACAAACCGGGAAATCCTATGCCAAATCATCTCCTGCTCCTTCTCTCTGCCTTTGCGCCTTCGCCCAGAGGGCGCCCGCTTTGCGTGAGACTCTTGTCGGCTTCCCTGCGGGCCGGACCCTTATGCGGTCCCTTCCGCCGGACTCACATGCAGTTCACCCGTGACGCCCGTCGCGTGCGTCGACGGCAGCTTGTGCGGTCCGTATTGCATGTAGATGGCGCTCTCCGCGCAGGCGTTCGACGTGTCCTTGTCCACATACAGCCGCACATACCGCTCGCGCGGCTTGTACAGGTCAATGTAGTAGATCTCGTTGTCGTCGTCGTCCGCGATGACCTGCGCCGTGCCGAGCAGGTCCGCCATCGTCCCTCCGCCCACCGCCGTATCCTGCTGCGCCTTGATGCTGTACGTCGCCCCGGTGGCAATCGCCGCCGTCTTGACGATCATCAGCACGCCCTCCCAGCCCTGCATGTCCAGGATCGCGCCTTCCCGGTCCGCCGTCCCGCTGGCGTAGTCCAACGCGGTCGTGATCTTGGTTTCCGTACTGAGATTCATGATCGTTCTCCCTTGGCCCTGCGGCCCTATCCCG